GTTCTTGGAGTGAGATTGGCACTTAAAGAAACGGCATCTTCCATTTACTCTTTTGCTACCAGTGATTACAACGCAAACATAGCAGCAGGAAGTAACTTAGCTTCGGGTGGTTTTGTTATAGCAGCACCAACAAGTTTATCAGTGGCTACTGATACTACAACTAATGACAATCTAGGAACAACCTCTGTGACTGTTACTTGGGTAAACAGTGCTTCCCCTATGGTCATTTTTACTGACGTACAATTCAAAAGAAATGGGGCAGCAGATGCCACTTACACCAGTACAACCGCATCTAAAGGGTCTACTAAACAAACAATACTAGGACTTGAAATAGGCGTTGCCTATAACTTTAGAGTAAGACATGCAGGAGTGGCAGGGAGTTATTCAGCTTTTTCTTCTGTGGTAAATCATACAGTTGGAGGAACGGCAGTAGCAACAACAACAATAAGTAACAGCAATATAACTGTTAATAGCACCACAGGTATTATAGAAAATATTGGCACAAGCAGTATCAAAGTTAATAATGAAAAGATTACAGTGGATGGTGATGGTAAGTTAATAGGTATAGGAACTTCTAATATTATTGTAGATAACACTGAATTAGCTTCGTCTGACATAACTGGTGGGTTGGGTTTTACTCCTTACAACGCCACTAATCCAAGCGGGTACGCAGGAGACCAATCTTTACCCACACACACTACAAGTACATCTGACCCTTCAGGTAGTGCCGTTTCAGGCTCAACACATTACAAAACTGGGGTCACCCCGCCAGAACTCTGGATATATGGTACTAGTTGGGTGCATCAAGAAATAAATACTAATACTCAACTTACTATAGGTACTGGTTCAGGACATGCTCTAGCAGGAAATACAAGTATTCCTCCAGATTTAAGAGTTGATGGGGCGGGAACTGTTCATGCTAATAACTACACTGATACAACCTACACTCTGCCTAATGGTGTTTTAATAGGTCACCCAACAATAAGTGGCACAACAATTACATTCCCTTCTAATGATGGTGGGTCAAGCACTGTTGTAACTCAAGACACTAATACTACTTACACATTTGTGGATTCCCTGACGGCTTCTCCTTCTAAGCAAACTCTTTGGACATCAAGTGACGGAGCTTATTATTCTCCTTCAGGAACAACACAAGATGTAACAGTTACTTATTACAATGGAATTTCTACTGACGAATGTGTTATCAGATGGACTTATACTGCTGTAGCATTTAGTACGGCTGATTTTATAACTTCCGTTGCAGAACAGACAGACAGCAATAATAAATTCACAATAGGAAGTATTAGTCCTTCAAGTGCAACCAACAGAAAGGCAGCAACAGTAGTGGTTACACACACAGCTTCTAGTGCAACAATTACTTTAGGATGTCTACTTTCTATAGTCGGTGTAGCAGGAGGGGGTAAATAATGACAACTATAACTTCAAGCAATGGGTACGTTTTAAGACCTATGGTTGATTCTGATGTGGATTTTATAATGGAAGTATTAAAAGATTTTCCAGTAGGCTCTAATAGCTATGAACAAAGAATGAATGAAATATCTACCATGCTGTATGTGACTGATGGATTTACGCCTGCAAAAGTCAAAGCTAATACTGATACAGCAGTTTGTATGATTACAGTTAAGGACAGCGTAAAATTATCGTTCTGTTATTTAAACTTTGATAATTCAGTAGTAGAAATAAGAATGGCAGCAGTACACCCAGACCTTAGAGGAAACAAACACTTCACAGCACAAATGATGTTGAGTGGTTATCTTGCTTATACTCATTGTGAGTGTACGAATTCTATACAAGAAATACTCAGTTCAGGAACAATACATGAGTTTGCTAATCTTTGGAGACCGACCTTTAGTGGTGATGAAACAGAAAGAGATACAGATAATAGATTGGCAGATGGAGATTCTTATACGTTGAAAAAGATACCTGTTACTGCAGCAGAACACGAAACTTATAGGGCAGCACACAGTACATGGGGTTCAATTACTTACACAGTTAGTTAAAGGAGAAAATTATGAGTGATGACAGAGGAAGATTTGGCGGTGACATGGACAGAAATGAGGTTGAAATTGACCTTAATAAATTCATGGAGTTACTACAAGAAAAATCTACATTAAAAGACAGGATAAGAGAACTTGAAGATGAAGGCTCAAAGAACCCCCATCAAAGGTGGATATTCCTTGCTCAAGCTGTAGACAGTTGGCGTATATTCCCTAGAGCCTTTCTAAGCGTTTATATGTATCTGCTTTACTACACTACCTTTTGGTTCATGGAATTGGCAGCACCTAGTTTTGAGCAATCGGGATTAATCTCCATTGTTGTAGGAGCAGGTGCAGCTTGGTTTGGTCTTTACGCAGGAACAAGCGGGTCGTCTAAGAGTTTTAAAGGCGAAGATAAATAGTGGAAGCCTTTGACCTAATTGCAGAAGTAGGATTGCCTATAGCAAGTGGGTTAATAATGGCGTTCTTTATTTTCCTAGTTATGAAACAGATGATGGACAGTCTTGTAGATGAGATTAAAACAGTACAAGGTATATCCAAGATGCTTATAACAAGAGCAGCAACCATGAACAATGACATTATCCGCATTGATACAAGCGTATCTAGTGCATTAAATTTATCTCCTGACCTAGACAGAATAGCGAGAGCAGAAAACTTTGTAGAAGATGGGAAGATAGATGCTAGGAGAGATTAGTGGACATAGCTCAACTAATAGCAGAGTTTGGCTTCCCTGTAGTGATGGTCGTGGGGTTGGGTTATTTCGTTTACTTTGTTTGGCAGACCATAACCAAAAAGATAGACCCTGCAGTAGAACAAATGAAAACCACAATCATAAGGCTAACCGACCAACTACGACTGTTAGACCAAGACATGATACGATTACAGATGAAAGTGAATACTGTTTTGGAGTTAAAAGAAGAAGATGACAAAGAAAGAAGGAAGCAAAGAATCTGAAATTATAGCTATTATTGTGTTGGTTTTTGTATTAAGTGTCGTTGCTCTTAATATTAATGCTTCGCCAATAGTCCATGAATTTAAAAACCCTAGCTTTAGTGGCATAGCTGCATCGGCTCATTACTTAACGATAGATGAACAAGAGACTAAAAGGCGTGATGAATTAGCCGAGAAGATACAGTCAGAATTAGATGAGATTCAAAGGGAAATAGATAACAGCACCCTTAATAAGTTCTTATCCAATTTACAGAGTAGGATATTCAGTAACCTCTCAAGAGACATTAGCGATATGTTGTTCTCCGCAGATGGTGGTACAGGTGGAACAATAGAATTAGAAGGAAACAGCATTTCATTTAGTAATGATGGTTTTAACATCACACTAACAGTCATAGACGAAAATGGCACAATCACAGAAATTGTAATCCCGATTGGGATATTTGGCGTATGTACTTCAGACTGCGCGCCTTAATTGTCTTAGGGTTTGTTACGGGTTGTGCTTCTTTTGCACCACCTAACGCAACCGAATGTTATTTAGTAGGTCTTACCTGTCCTGAAGATGCCAGAGTTGAAAGAACAACTTTAAAGAAGTTATTAGATTTACCACCACCAAAACAAAAGGCAGTTATAGCTGTCTATGAATTTAAGGACTTAACAGGTCAAAGAAAACCTTCTACTAAGATGGCTTTATTCTCAACTGCTGTTACACAAGGGGCAGATAACTATTTAATACAGGCATTAAGAAGTGCAGGAAATGGGGACTGGTTTGTTGTTGTAGAACGCAAAGGATTAGACCACTTGACAAAAGAACGCCAATTAATTAAGAATACTAGAAAGACTTATGACGGAGAGGGCGGTAATAAGTTAAAGCCTCTGTTATTTGCAGGTATAATCTTAGAAGGAGGCATTGTTTCTTACGAGTCTGATATTCAGACAGGAGGGAACGGAGCAAGGTATTTGGGTATTGGGAACACAAACCAGTATCGCAAAGATGATATAACTGTGTCCATGAGGGCAGTTCTCGTTCAGACAAGCGAAGTTTTATTAAATGTAACAGTAAGCAAGACCATATTGAGTGCAGGTGTTAGTAGGGATGTTTTTAGGTTTACAGAGTTAGGAACGGAACTCGTAGAAGTAGAAACTGGCTATACACAGACAGAAGCCACAGGGTATGCAACTAGGGCAGCGATTGAAACCGCAGTCTATGAATTAGTTATGGAAGGCTTAGATAAACAATTATGGGATTTTAATTATCTTCAGGAGGTAAAATGAAAAATCTAATTAAAATATTGTTGGTATGTTTTGTAGCGTCTGTAACAGCAGGCAATAATGACATTTATCTGACGCAATCAGGGGGCGGTGCTTTTACGCTGACTATTGACCAAATTGGAGCAACAAACAAAGTGGGTACTTCGTCTGCACCAGTCACTATGGCAGGGGCATCTATAACGGGAGATTTTAAACAACAAGGTAATACGAACACATTAGCTGCTACGATTGCTCAAGGTAATAGTTCTTCGTGGACTATGTACCAAATAGGAGACTCTAATACCAGTACACTAACGGCAGGGGGTACTGGTGCAGTAACCTCATCAGACTTTGACTACAGTGCTACGGGCAACAGTAACGTGCTAACGTGGCTACAGGGTTCTAGTTCTACAGCAACAGGCGGTAATCAAGACTTCGTTATACAAGGCAATACTAATAACACTAATATAAGGTGTGAAGTTATCGGGTGTATCAACAACTGGAATATTGATGGGAACACCAACGATATAGACGTAACTCAGATAGGAACAGACGATAAATCCATAACCTTTACGTTAGTGGGTGACTCTAATAATATTGATATTGACCAAACAACTGCTGCATCAGGAGTTACAGATACTATTGTGTTAACAGCAAACTCAACAAGCGGTACTATTAACTTAGACCAATGCACAAGTGGCTGTTAATAACTTTATTATCTAGCAATCTATATTCAGATATAGGTTCTATTTCAGAACTGCGAGGCAATGGGGAAGTCTTACGCAGTGTAGGGGGAGATAAACTATTGGCAGAATTGTCTTTAGGTATATTTAGCAATGATGACGTAAGGACAGGAGATGGTCGTATGGCTATACAGTTCTTAGATGATTCAGTTCTCAAACTAACCGAAGGCTCTAGGATTATTGTTGATGAATATATCTATGACCCTGACCCAAAGAAATCAAAGTTAGCTTTAAGAATGGCAAGCGGTACTGCAAGATTTATAACAGGCAAGCTAAATAAGATTGATAAACAAAATGTGAGCATAACAACACCAAGTGCCACCATCTCAATTTTAGGAACGGACTTTACTACGACAGTAGATGAGATAGGTCGCAGTTTAATTATCCTTTTGCCTGATGCAGATGGTAATAGTTCAGGACAAATTACAGTAGAGACTTCAGCGGGTGTAGAAATACTTGATAAGCCGTTTCAAGCGACTATGGTGAGCGTTTCTGAGTCACCCCCTACCAAACCAGTAACTCTAGTAAATATGACGTTAGGGTTGATTAATAATCTTCTTATAATAAATCCACCAGAACAAGTAGAAAAAGCCGTAGCTGAACAAAGTACAAAAAGCACCAATGTATTAGACGTAGACTTCTTGGAAGAAAACTTTGATGAAGATGAACTGGATGAAGATGAACTAGAAATAGATAGATTGGGGATTGACCTTCTTTCAGTAGATTTTTTAATGGATTTACTTGCCTTCATAGAAGGAGATGAAACATCATCTAAAATAGGGGATGTAACCATAGAAGGAATCACAGTAGGTTATGATGCTAAAGCACAGATTTATTCTTTTGTGGATGGCGAGATGCTTATCTTCTTCAGAAGTGTAGAAAATACAATAGACTTACAGATACCTAAGATAAGTGCTTACAACATAACGATACTATCAGGTGGTAAACTTATGGACATTACAGTAAATGGAGGGGGAGATGGTACGATTATTATTAATCAGTCTGATTAGCCTTCCTCTTGTGGCAGGAAACAATGCCATAAACATACAGCACAAAGGAGCTAATTCAGTTATTAATGTTAAGCAAGTAGGCTACACCAACAACGCTACAGTTTATTGCGGTTTAAGCAGTGGAATTTATAGCACCCATACTTGCACAAGGGCGGTCATAAATTTAACCAGTACAGGTCATGGCAATACAGCTAAAGCCTATTCACAATGGTCTAATCACACAGACAATATATTTACTATCACTCAAACAGGACATAACAACTATGGGTATCTTGATTTAGATGATGATGATAATACAGGAATCATTATTCAAAACGGAGACTCCAATCATGGGGAGGTACTCATGGCGGGAGATGATAATACTTATACGATAAGTCAAACAGGAAACAATAAGTACGCCAAGATGTATGCCTTCGGAGATGATGCTGACTCCACTATTACACAATCAGGAAGTGGAGCGCACAATGCGTATATCTATAACTATAATTATGCTGACAATAATTCTTCAACCATTACCCAATCGGGTAGTGGCGACCACGATGCAGATATCTTTTGGTATTCAGATGCAGACAATGGCGTAGCTTCTATCACACAATCGGGTTCAGGAGACCACACAGCTAGATTAAATTTCTATAGAGATAACTACAACGTAGGGGTAACGCAAAGCGGTATTAATGATAAGTCTTTCACAGCAACTTATAACTGCACAAGCAACTGCACCAAGACTTTAACAATTACACAATATGACTAAGTATCATGATATTCAGATGGAATTTCACCTTTATTAACAAGAAATTCACAAAGATTTTTTAAGTCTTTAGTATTTACAATTTTAGTCTCCATGATGTCGCCTATAACCTTTCCAAAAAAACGAAATTTATTATCTAATTGGTCTAGGGAATCTAAGTATTTGATAC